CTTTCAATGCGTCATGACAGTAAGAAGAATCAAATTAATAACCAAGAGAATTATACTCCTTAAGTTGTTTAATAAGAGTACCGATGCTGTTGCACTCTTTTACTTTTTCACTTGCCTTATTGAGAATTGTTCCAATCATCACCATTTCTTCTGTGGTGATGTCAAGATCTTGCCAGATTTTTTTAGGAATTCGACGAGTTTTGATCTTGTCAGCATATTTTGAAGCAGACAATCCCATTCTAGTGTGATTACCATCACCACCAATATCATCTCCATCTTCACCTGCTTCCTCCCAGATGAGGACAGGATCAGTATTTTTCAAATCACCATTTACTTCATCAACTTTATCTGCAATGGAACGAATGTGTTCCATGATATTTTGCTCACGAATCTGAAGAAAAATGAGATCCATGATTGAGGAAAGATCCTCAAGTTCAGTAGAATCAAATTCTCCCATAAGAATACGATTCGCCAGTGCCTGACAAATATCAATTCTTGGAGCAGTTTTCGCTTCAATAGTGACAGTCATGATGTAGTTTGATTTTATCGAGTTTAGTATAATGTAAATAAGTTGAGGTGTCAATCCCTGTTACAAAACCGTAACAATCAATCTTCTTCTGGAGTTTCTTCGACTTTTTTAGTTACTTTAGGACCAACTTGTACGCGATTTGATTCATAGAAGAACTTAACACGTTCTTTTCTTGCTTGTAACAAAATATCGTATTCTTCTTGTTGTTCTTTAGTAAAGCGGAAATCTTGTTGCTTCCAAACTTTACGCAACTCCTGCAAATGAGGAAGAACGTTGACAGTGGAGGTGGGGAAATTCATTTTCTGCAATCAGGGTGAAATGTAAAAGATTCGCAAACTCTTTGACTACTGTAGTAATCAAACATTTTCTGGTCTCGTTCTGCTAAGAACTTAAGATAACTTGACAGCGCAAGAATAACAAGAATCCCTGTCAGACCATATCGGGCAACACTACTCATTAAACAGTGTACTTATCTTGGGCAAATTCGTCACACTTTAGATTATATTCTTCTTCTCGTAGATATTCTTCAATGGATTCATCATTCATCCAAGAATCATGAATCTCCATAAGTTGATTGTCAGTTTCAAGTGCAATAGTGCAGGGATCCATGTCGTTCATTTGTTTGACTCTGTTAATATACACGGGATTGATGGTCTGTGGGAGATTAGTGGACAGTAATCTGAGTGTCCACTGCTCCTAGATTTTTCTTTACATGTTCTTCCCAGAATACAGCATCTTCAATTTTAAGAAAGGTTGCTTTCTGTTTTGCATAACCCTTTTTCTTGGGTTTCATGTAGTTCACTTGGTACATCATTCCAATGCCTCACAACTCCAGATACAATAAAAGCGTTAGTGACCATGTAACTAACAAATATACAGGTGCGAATGATAGCAACCCAATCATCATAATTCTTTGTTCTTGTGTCACTGAAACTTCCTAACGTATATTTCCACGTCGTCCAGATTTGACGCATTTGAGTATCTCCTACTGTTCACATAAACAAGTTCATCATATTGATAGTCCTGAACCACAATTAAGCAGTGATTTTTCTTGTGCATTGGCACTAAGTTGTCCTCTTTTGGTTTGACACTAATCTCAATGGTGAGATGTGTGTCGTCAACATAATACACCCACCCCTCAACATTACGCCAAGAGACATAATCATTCAGTCTGGGTTCATACTTCATTGGAACGCTGCCATCAATGGGTTGAGGTTTAACTTCATTGCGGAATATGGACGGGTGTCGTTGATGTCTACTGGATCTCCTTGCTTGGAGTAGTTAATAGGCGCTGAATAGCTTCCCTTTTTAACATCATAGAATCCCCAGACGGACTTAGGTGCCACATCAGTATAGGAGAAACTACCATCATTGACAATGAGAATGCGATAAACATTACGTCGAAACGGTTCAACCTCGTAGTGGTATCCTTTTGGTGGTTCATGCGGAAATGAAGGGGGGAGTTCTAGAAGGTTCACAGGGTTCATCAGCAACGGAAATTGATGCGTATTCTGGATACATTGTAGCAACAATATATTGAGCAAGTTCTTGAGTAGGTGCCACTACATAAACCTCAACAGTGTAGATAAGTTGTTCATCACTGTCACCATCTTGCATAGCAAGTTCTACTTCAACTGCCCATACATTTCTGTTCTTGAGATGATGCTCCCAAGAGATTACCATATCAGGTTTCATGATGTGCCTTCAGATCTGGGTTTGGTTGTGATGATACAGTAGGATTACGATCAAGGTTCTTGATAACAATGAACGCATCTTTGTTGTACTTACGGGTGCCTTTTACTGGTGCCCACTTAGTACCAGCACCATCAATTTCATACACGGAAGTGCCTGCAATCTCTACTGCAATGTTATCACCTTGCTCCCACCCCATTTTTTCAAGTGCGATGGCAAGTTGTCCTAGCATACCACCAGGATAAATCACAGATTCTTCACTCACGTTGTAAACTCCTCAACAATTTGGGACTCAAGTTCTTCGGCAAGAGCATAAGTGCGGGCATTTTGAATGTTGTGTCGAAGTTGAGGATAATGCTCAACATTGAACTCTTGATCTTTTTGAACAATAAGATCAAAACACTCATTTTCATCTTCAGCGATTACATTCCAGATACCACCATATTCAGATTGAGGGAATGGAATGAAATGCTCAACAAGGTAAAAAAACTTGGTCATTGTCTCCGATGGATTACTCTTAGATTGTATCATGAACAGTAAAATTCTTCAAGATAGTAATCAACAGTAATCTCCAATTTTGCTGCTTCATCTTCAATCATCGCCCAGAACTCTTGAGCGATTTGTTGTGCGTTCATCTTTTCTTGTTCAGTCATGACAATCAAACAGCAAGGTTTCCAGCAGGGATTTCAACGATTTCAGGGTCTTTGTCGTTGAACTCATTCATATTGTAGCAGACCCACTCACCATTGCGGAAGACATAGGAATACTCTTCATTGTCAGAAAAATACTCATCCAAGTTTTTATCAAGACGAGGAGGGCAATCTTCACCGCGAGCAGAGTAATACTCGGGACCATATTTCTGACCATCAGTGCGTTTTTTACCCCACACAGTATCATTCCAGCAGGATGACATGTCACCACCATCAATCAGTTCGGCAGCAAGTTCTTTGCTGTTGTAGTGAGTCTTCAGGATACGACCCAACCAGGACTCATATCCATCCCAATGATGATAAGCAGAAAGAATAGAACCATCTTTAAGTTCGATGCCGATGCGTGAGCGGGTTGCCATGAGTGGTTTTCCTTTGACTCTTTTAATATACAGAAGATCGTGGACAAATGGGGAAAAGGTGGTCAGTTCAACCACCGTCCACCTGACACCCGATCATGGCACCACTGACAATGCCCAGAGGAATTGCCCAGAGTCGTCCTTCTTTACGAGACAGGGCAGCACCAGCACCACCACCAGCAATGCCACCTAAAATAGAACCTTCTATACAGGAATTGTTATCAACATTGCCCATGTTGGGATGTGCTTCTTGGTAGTGATAATGAGGAGCAGATTGAGGCATAAATTGGGGTCTTTCACATGCAACTCGCACTCGTTTCTTATATGATCTTACATAACCAGGGCTACTCATAGTACCTGGTACATATTCTTCACGATATTCTTTTTTGAAGCACTTTTCTTCTTCAGCATAACCACCACGGGAGCGATAACTTCCAGTGGCAGGACCAGCAAGTGCGGGAGCAGATGTTACACCAATTAGCAATAATGCTGCTAAAAGTTTCATTGGTTTTGTTCAACTGATAATAATTTATACGAAAAAGGGGTGTTAGTCAAGCACCCCTGTGACACTATTCAGATTGTCTTGCTTGCCTCACTAGATATTCAGCAAATTCTTCCATTTTATCTGGATGAACCCACCGAATATCTGCATCTTCTACCGCAAGTTTCATTGACTCAATATGTTCATGCTTAAGTTGTTTATCTTTGGGTAGAGTCATGGGCAATCTCCTAGATGTGATGACATGCTAACATAGCATTTCACAATTAGTTAGCAATTTAATCTTTTCTTTGGGATTGTGTAATAGGAGTTAATGGTTCAATTTGATCCATCTCTTGCCATACTTTCTCAAAGTCACTGATATGCCAAGAACCAAATTTTTCAGGAGCATACCAAAAGTCTTCCCAATCTTGTGGTTTGGCATCACTAATGTTAGACATCTTGCTTTTCCTCTTTTCTTTTTTTGATTGCTTTTTTCATCAACTTGGCATAAGAGACTT